TTCTACATAACAGGAGTCCAACTCGAAGCAGGATCAACCGCAACCGAGTTCGAGCGTAGGCCGTATGGGACGGAGTTGGCGTTGTGTCAGAGGTATTATTATAGAATCACAGGATCAAATGGATGGTATCAGCCAGTAGGTTCTGGAACAAATAGATCATCAACAACTTGCAGAGTGTCTTCTGTTGTTCCAGTTGCAATGAGAACAACTCCAACAGTTACAATGTCAACAGGAGCAAATGCTCCTCTTGCAGTTAGTTCAGCAACCGATCTCGGTGTATCTAGCCTATCGAATGCGTATGGAGGATCAAACTCAATGATCCTTGATATCGCATTAAACAGCACTGTCACAATCGGTCATGCAATAGTTGTTTATGTTGGAACGGATAATACTATGTTTGCTCAGTTTAATTCGGAGCTATAAAATGTATAAATTAACACCAAAAATGTTTGGTAATCAAGTTTCGGTAAAGCGAATGTCTGATGGCGCAATCATCCCATTTGATGATGCCAACACCGACTACCAAGCCTACCTAAAATGGCTTGCCGAAGGCAACGAACCGCTTCCTGCTGACGAACCAAGCGAGGGATAAATGACCCTCGACCAGATCGCCAACCAAGTCTGCATCAAGACCCACGACACCTCAGCTGGTGCAGTAGCTGCCGTTAAGACATTCTGTAAGAACCGCTACCAGATGATCTGGGACAGCCAGCTCTGGGCAAACAGCATGGCTGTGACGACTCAGGCTATTAGCTCTGGAGATTCCATTATTACTATCTCCAACTCAAATATGGATCTTCCTGTCGCAGTGAAAATTGGAACAACCGCAATCGACCCAGCCAACTATGGATCTGCCTTTGTGATGTCCCCAAGTTCGTTTACGGATACTGGAAGCACAACCGCATTTGTGATCCTTGCTAAATCTGACGCTGGGAACATCAGGATTCAGCTTCTTAGTGCCGCATCTGAAAGCGGAACACTCTCAGTTCTATGCAAGACAAAGATCCGTGTGACAAACAACGGTGTGTCTGCCTACCGCTCGATGGAGCTGGACGATGATGTGTGCGTGATCAATACAGCCGAGCAAGCCCTGCTTACTCTGGTTGAAGCCGACATGCTGGAATACAAGCAGGCTTATGCCAAAGCTCAGGCCAAGCAGTCCGAAGCCCTTACACTTCTTTCCCTAGCCCGTAACGTCGAGCGTTCTCAGGGTGCATCCCGCTTTGAGGTGTCTGCCTCATTCAACGGCGAATGGAGCCGTGATGACTGGGACTACGGTGGAAGCACGATCAGCTTCCAATAAGCCATGCCTATTATTTTTGACGAAGCCCTAGATACGCCTCTGGTCTTCGACGGGCAGAGGCAGTTCAGCGGCGGGGAAGACTCCAACACTCAGGCCAGAATCTTGAGTGAGAACCAATGCACCAGTCTGGTCAATGTCGAGCTAGATGAGAATGGTTTAGCCCATACCAGACTTGGGCTTGTTCTGGCTCCTTCCACTGGGGTTAGCTCATATATTAGCGGTCTTGCTTCCTACAGAAACACAAGCGTAACGCAGATGGTTGCATTCTTTGGTGGCAATCTTAAGTACCTGTCAACTTGGGCTACTGGATGGCAGACTGGGGCATCATCTGCATATACATCTGGCAACAGGGTCTATACGGCTACGGTAGCAGATAAGCTCTACTTTATCGATGGATCTGCGGGTGGTCAGCTGAAGTACTGGGACGGTTCTGCTGTGACCACCGTCCCAGCCACTGGAGCAGTATCAGCCCCTGCTGGAATTAATAGGTTAATCAGCACGAGGGGTAGGCTATTTGCCGTAACCGTAAGCAATCCAGACACGCTTTATGTTGGTGATTTCCTAACCTCAAACTTTGATACAGTAACAAATGCCATCAGGATAGGTGGAGACTCTTCACCGATCACGGCAATCGTCGAGTGGACGGGTGACCGCATAGCAGTATTCAAAGAGAGTAGGGTATTTGTGGTCAGCGGGATTACTCAAACATCAGCATCTGGATTCTCGGTTGAGACGGTTGAAAACGCAAACGGCGCACTCAGCCAGTCTGCTGCTCTTCGTGTTGGTTCGGATGTCATGTTTATGTCCCGTGACGGAGTTCGTCTTTTAAGCCGAACCCTTCAGGGGCAGGAGCAGGCCGTCAGTCTCCCAATCTCCATTCCAATAAACGACAAGATCAAGCAGATCGATATCACTCAGCCAAGCGAGATCTCAATGGTGTTTCACGAGAACACGGTAATTCTTTCTGCCAAGACTGTTTCAAATGGAAATATATCGATTCCATTTGATACTCAAAATAAATGCTGGCTAGGTGAGTGGTCTGGTAGATTTTATCCATATTCTGGAGTTCAGGCTACAAATGGCATCACAATCCCTAGTAGTATTGCATCTATTGCGCTATTTACTGGTCTCGTTATTGGAGACCGAAACGGAAGGATCTTCCTGTGGAGAAGGGGACACAACTTTGGTTCGTCAAATGCTATTACATATTCTGATGACGATTCAGCATCGAATGATGGAGGCGTAGGAATACCAACAAGCATTTCTACCAGAGGAATGACATTCTCTGAGGCTGGATCTAGGAAGCTGGGTAACAGGTGTGAGATTGAATTCTATGAATCAGACACAACTGCACTCATAGAATATATTATGGATAATGATCATTGGGAGACGCTTGCTACAATAGCAACATCAGCAGCACCTCTTACACTTCCATTTAATCTTCCTCAGTATTTTACTGGATTCCCAGCCTTAAAGAACAAGGGATACACAATCATAGATCAAGATTACTTCAGGGAGATTATCTTCAGGGTTAGCTCCACATCTGGATATCTTGCTGTTCGTGGGATGTCTGTATCAGCCTACCTCCAGCCCTATCTTGTCACTTGACATTATACAACTGCTAGGCATATAGGAGCATATATATGGGAGGAGGAGGAGGATCACCAGCACCAGCACCAGACACCTACGCTCAGGATCGTGTTGATCAGCAGAAGCGCAGGGAGGCTTACGACAAAGAGCGTCAGGATGTGTATATCCCACGATCAAAGGAAATGCTTGCCTCATCCGATGCACAGCGTCAGGAGTGGTACAAGCTGGTGAATCAGTACTATCGGGATACAAATCCTATTCGAAAAGTGGCTGTCACAGATTACTCGGTTCCAGAGGATCAGCGTGGCCTCGGGGTTTGAGGAAGACTTAGACTCGATTCAGTCGTTCGTTCAGGAACACTACAGCCCCTCAATGTGTTGGGGTGATTTCAAGCCTTGGATGCGGTGGTACCGTGAAAACAAGCTGCTTGGTTATATCAAGGGTAAGGACGGCATAGAGGGCATGGCTATGGTCAGATTCGTGGACAGCGTACAGAGGGCTTTGGAAGACCCCTATTACAGCGATCCTTACTGCGATATATGCTGGATAGAGCTGGTCATAGCCCCCAAGCCAGAAACATTAGCTAGGCTCATAGATCTCCTGCTAAACGTCTGGGGGGACAGGCCAAAGTTCGCTGCCAGAAGGAATCACCTAGGTGGGGTTATAAAAGAGTACCCGTTTTCAGTCCTGTCCAGACTCTCTTATAAAGGCTTGACCCGTCTGCTTTCAGCTTCTAAACAGATATAGATAACAAACTAATATGGGTTCGCCTCCTTCACCTCCTCCTGCTCCTCCTCCTCCACCTTCGGTGTCTCCAGCCGACACGGGTGCAGCCAACAAGGAGGCAATGGAATACTACTCGACTACTGGATATCCGCTGACGCTAGAGGCATATAGGAAGGGTAAAGAAGCCAGCATACCTACCGATCTTGATATCATGCGTAAGACCTCGGACGCTCAGGTCGAGAACGCAATAACACTTTCCAAGAGATACGGCACTGATGCAGTTTCAGAACAACGCAGAATCTTGGAGATGACAGACCCAGAGAGGTTTGCCGCCAATAAACAGTTGGGCAGCAAAATCTCAAGCGAACTATCGCTAGGTTCAAGCCTGTCGGCTGATCAGTCTCGTACTGCCGAGCAGGATATCCGCTCTGCTCAGGCGGCTCGTGGAAACATGTACGGTAACGCAGCCACTGCTGCCGAGGTTCTTGCTAAGTTTAACGTGGGTCAGCAACTGCAGCAGCAACGGATTGCCAATACCCAGAGCTATTTGGGTCTAGCTCCGATTGCAAATGGTCAGATTGGAAGCCCTGCTGTTGGTTCATCTGGATTCTCTCCCAATACCATGCAGCCCATGCAGAACGCAGCGTTTATGGGTGGCCAGCAGTATCTGCAGGGTCAGGGTGTTAACGCTCAGAACTATTCTACCCAGATGTCTGGATATAATGCACAGCTTGCCTATCAGGCTTCCACCTATCAGCCTGTCGGTGCTCAGATTATTGGAGCTGCTCAGGGTGTGGCTGGCTTGGGAATGGGCATTGCTGGGCTTGTGTGCTGGGTGGCTCGTGAGGTTTATGGAGATGATAACCCCGACTGGATGGTGTTTAGGGAATGGATGTTGAGCATGGCACCGAAGTGGATGCTGAACGGATACATCAAGTACGGTGAGCGGATTGCTAATTTTATCAGCGGTAAGTCAACCATCAAGGGATGGATTAAGCGTTGGATGGACATGAAGGTAAAACAAGTTCGCAAGGCCAAGGCCATCTGCGGATACGGAGCTTAAGATGCCAGATTATTACGGAGGAGTAGCACAGGCTGGAGCACAGATGATGAACTCTGGGCTAAACGCAATGGCAGCTCAGAGAAAGCTCGAGGCCGAAAAGGAGATGCAATCGCAAAAGATTGCTGCGGAAGAGAGAATGCAGGCGGCTAGAATTTCTGCAGCAGGTGGTGGAGGGGCTTTCAACGGAAACGACCCAGTCTCAAAAGGTGCTAGGTCTTTCACGGCAATCACATCAGCACTAAACGCACACTCTGACGAGCAGATCAATCTTATGGGTGAGATGTCAAAGCTGGATAAAGCCATTCAGGATCGTGGTTATGGAACTGATGAGGACAACACAGCAAAGCAAAGACTACAGGCACGGCTGCAGAACAATGATTATGCCATGAAGATGATGACAAAGTCTCTTGGTGGCGGGAAATTTGAGTACAACACGACAGATGCAGATGGATCAACTGTTAAAGCTGTATTTGATTCGGCTGCAGACCTAGAGGCTTATAAGTCCATGTTCAAGGGTAATGCTCCAGAGGCTGTTGCAGAAAAGAATAACAGCCTTCTGACAAATATCTTTGGATCTCAAAAGACGGCACCAAGAGCTGCTGATTCTGCTGATTCCGATCCTATGCGTACCGAGCCAGTGCCTAGAGCAAAGTCACCCACAATGGATGAACAAGTTAATTCCATGCTGGATGAGCGTGGGGTTGATCAATCCGAGCAGCCAAAGAATCCTGCTGCAACTGGCGGTGGTGGTGGTCGTCGTGGAAGAACAGAGGCAGATATTGATAACGAAAGAAAGCTCAAGATCGCATCTCTTGAAAAAGAACTTGATGGAATGAAGAACCAAAAGAACAGCAGGGGCAATCAAAACACTGCAGCCATGCGTGATATCGCAGCCAAGATTATTGAGGAAAAGAAGAAGCTGAAATCTGGTAACTGATCATGGCGATCACACCTTGGGATGACATAAAAGCCCAAGTAGGGTACGACGAATTACCCACCGAGGGTAAAGTAGATACGATCAACAAGTACTCACAGTACGTTCAGGAGTACTACACGCAGGTTGAGCCAAGAGATTCAAAGGAGGTCGGTCAGGCTTCCGATGAGTTTGTAAAGATAGCTTCTCAAGATGCACTTGGTGATCTTGGTGCAGTAGAACGTGGGTCTGCATTCCTTGGTAATATTTACAAGGGTGCAGCTGGAACTTTTACATCAGCCTTCAAGGCAGCTGCCCTAGCCCAGCAAGCCATTGGTGAGTCTCTAGGAAACTACGATGACAACACTCCAGTTACTGAGCGTGACATGTATAGGATTGCTCAAAACATTGATGAAAGCGTCAGGCAGACGACTGGCATCGAAGATCCTCGGCTACGAAACGATTTCATTAACACGCTTCTTCCGCAGGGTCTTGGCAGCGCATTGGGATTCTTTGGGGTTGCTGCAGCAGCAGCCGCAGCTGCCCCAGAGGCTGCTGCTGGTGCCGTTGGACTTGGAACTGCAGCTGCTATGGGTGCTGCCACAAACGCTGGATCTATTTATGAGGAGGCCAAACAAGCTGGTGCGAACGAGTTTGTTTCCCGTGCATCAGCTTTGGCTGGTGGGGTAGTAGGATTATCAGAAGCCATTCCTCTTGGTGGTCTTGCTGGAAGACTTACGGCTGGCCTAGCCAAGAGATCCATTCTTCACGGCGTACTTGAGGGAGCCACAGAAGAGTTCCTGCAGGAGACAGGCTCTCAGATGGCCAACAATCTAATAGCATCCAAGTTTGCTGGATATGATCCAAATAGAGGTGTCATGGATGGCGCACTCCAGTCTGGTGCCGTAGGACTCGTAACTGGAGGAATAATCGGTGGCGGGGTTAACGCAATCACCCGTGATAATGAGGCTTTCTACGCCGACAGAATGTCGGATGAGATTAGGAGGAAGGCTGACATAGCGGCATCTCTGACTCCAGAAAGGATGACCCAGATCGCCGAGGCAGCTAGGAACGCCAACACAACCACCCAGCAGAAGATCAACATGGAGACTGGTGAGACTGATACCACATCTACTCCAAGGACTGTGTTTGGAGATAGGCTCGGTGGTGAGGTTCCAGACATTGGCGACAACCCAGCGATCAATAGCGTTCCACT